GTTTTGTCTTGTTTTTTAAGCGCGTAGTTTGTTGCCGTTTTTCATTGTTCGGCGTGTCGTGTTTTGGGTGTGGTATTATGTAGGTATCAACCAAGGTTATGGAAAGGATGGTGGTTGATTGTATTAGGCTCTGTGATTGAGCACTTGGTTATCGTCATCTGAGGGAGAGTGGTTATTATGCGTATAAAGATGAATTATTTTGATGATAGTATTATTGTTGACTTGTTTAACAGTCTATTGCCCGACAACTATTTTATCCAAAAATGAGGCAAAGCTAGTGTAAAATATGATTCGGTCTGGAAGAGGACAAATTATTTTATTCCGGTCATGTTTTGCAGGAAACATAAGGGCGTTATGAAGCGTATCGATGGCGATATTTACGCTTCGTTTCGCGTCCATAATGGTATTATAGAGCTTGAACGGATGATGCTGAACATTAACCAGTACCAGTGGGAGGGTGAATGGGATTCCGCGGATCTTGACGTGCCATTCGCTGCTTACCGTGATTTTGATTCGCTTAAGCGTGCGGTGTCCTATGATGCAAAGTGTTTGATAAAAGGGTGTCCTACTGTGACTTTGGAGGTGCAGGTGTGAGTTTTACGCCGATGACATGGGATGCGGCATTATGTACCGCGTATTACGAGCAGGGCTACCGTGCCGGTTTGATGCTCCCCGCTCATGCTATCCGCCCATTGGAGGATGCGGCGTGCGCCCAAGGTTATTGCGATTGTTTCCGCGAGGGTTATGCGCAGGGCGTTACGGAGCGTGAGCAGCGTCCGACTGACTTGCATATCGCGGATGCGATAGTAAGGGGCGAGATTGACAGAGCCTAGCAGTATCACGGAACTTTGCCAACAATTGTTCGGCCAGTGGACTGAGCAGGGCGCAATGATTGCCGCCACGCAAGGTTACGAGCGTGGCGCGCTGGACGCCGCTGAGGGTAAGCCCGAACGCGAAACGCTCCCCTATGATATTCATAGGATGTTTAAGGATGATTATGAACGTGGATACCGTGAGGGGTATAATCATGGAAACGAACAACCGGAATTTTAGTAAAGTCGAATATGAGGGTGAGCAAGTGGTGTACCGTTTGCGTATTATACCGCTTGCTATGGAATATTCCATGTTCCCGATTTATTCAGAGGAATATACTGCGCAGAATGATTTGCAAAAACTGAAAGACATTGCGAAGATTATTAACGATACCTCCGGTTTTAAGGCCGATGTGATGTATAGAAAAATCGGCATTTACGCATGTCAGAAATATAAGGGAGCTTGGGCGCGCTATGAGGAATGAGGATAGTAGCCGTACGAATTGGTTTGATGATGGCGTGCTGGATGATGACCGCGTGCGCCGAGTCATCCGTGGCAGGCGGCGACATCTGCACTTGCGTGAATACAATAAAGGCCAGGGTGATTGGGAAACGTTCTGCCGTACTGTAGCGCTACTCAAGGATTTTTACAAACCTCAAGGCGCGCAGATGGCGTTTGCGGACGGTATCGAACATGCGGCAAACGTTTGCCTATCATTATCCCCACGCACGTCCCGTATCGGCGCGTTGGCGCGAACCCAGAATATCGAAATGTTGGGCGGCGTCATCTACGCCCCGGCAATGGTGGCATGGTGTGCGGTCTGCCACGTCAAGGGTGCGACATGCTATGAGATGTGCAAAATCTGGGACGGCAACGAATTCGCCCAAACCATCATCAAGATTGCGTGTCGTTGTTTTGACGATCTATCCGACATGCGGTATACTGATGAAGACGTGGCAAGAATGTCACAACAGCAGCAACAGTCAAGTAAGGCGGTATGATTATGGCATACATCAAGCGAGCAAAGCACTACAGTATCGTGCGCGGCGTCACGCGCGGCGAAAACGGGGAACTCGTTGACGCCGAGGTGGTCGTAGACGGCGCGTGCCGCACGGCCGACATGGCAATGAAGAAAGCCCGCAAGATCAACAAGGACATGCTTCCCATGTCCGCCGAGTATCATGCGCAGGCAACGCGCATGGACGAGGCAATCTACTGGGCTAATTGTGAATTTGGAGATGATACCGTTATCGACTATCCGGGGCCGGTGACCGGCAACGTGGTCGAGGATGAAATCATCTCCGAGGAAAAATAATTAATAATCCCTATAAGGAAAGGCAACAATCATGGCTGACAACGAACTGACCGTAACGAACGGTAACAATTTTGCGGCGAACGGTGCTAACGCAGTCTCCCACTTCTTCGACACCACCACCATGGACGGCAAAATGTCGCTCTATAACGCCATGCAGACCTCCGACAAGGTTGACGAACACCTGAACGAGCCGCTGCATGTGACCAACGTGCTTGCGCAGGCCATCGAGGTAGCGAATCAGGAAACCGGTGAGATCAACTCTTCTACCCGTGTTGTCATTCACGCAGAAGAGGGCGACTTTGCCGCCGCGTCCCCTACGCTGGCGCACGCATTCGGCAACCTGTTCGCCATTTTCGGCACGCCGGACACGTGGGCTTCGCCGTTTACTCTCAAGGTGGTGGAAAAGAAGAGCCGCCGAGGCTACAAGTTCTTCGACCTCGAACTGGTGTCGGAAAACAAGCGCAAGTAACGCGATTGTCCACACCATATGATAACATGGTAATGTCCCTATAGGGATGTTGCCGCCAGACTCACCCCCGTCGTTTCCATCCTTGCGGCGGGGGTGTTTCACACTCACAAGGAGGGGCCGTGGCAAAACGCAAAACCAATCGACGCGCCAACAATCTGAAACGTAACGCCGCTATCAGATCTGCGCAGGTACGCCAGGAACGAGCGGTAAGGGACTACAGCACTGGACGCCTCCCCAAGCAAATCACCGAAACATTCCTAGGCAAACTCAGTGCCCAACAGCTTGAGCAGGTCGCCCGACGTATCGGGCAGGAGTTTGGGGAACAACAGCAAGCCTTACGTGCGCGGGATAATGAACCGTATCAGGTCGTGCCCGATGTTCATATTACGAAATTTGACCGTGAGATGGCGGCGCGTCCGCTGATATCCGACGCGGAAATCGCCGCCGCCCCAACAAAGCGCCGCAAGACGCTACGGCAGCAGCAGCGCCGCCGAGTCGAGGCGCGGCAAAAAATCAAACGCGCCCAACAATTCGAGGCGCTGAGCATGGCCCAATATACCGTGGGCGAAGTACGCGAAATGGAACGCGCGGGCGAATCACCGTTCGACGTGCTGGGCACCCATACGGTTGGTGGATCGGCGCGTGACGAACTCACGCGCAACCGTGCCAACGTGTTCGGGACGGAACGTGGCATAAGCCATGCGCGCGCGATGATACGAGAGGGCAACCGTAAACGACTTGAGCGGGAAATATTGGAATACGCCGGGCTTATAGGACGCGCACCATTACACGCAGGAAACAAGAAGATTCCTCAGAGTGAGGGCGTTTCGGATTTTGATAGGGTCGAACAACAGATTGAAGCGTTCGACTCTAGCGTGGCTCAAAAATTCGCGTCTCTATCGAACCGCCAAAAACGATGGCTAATGAACAACACGAATTTTAGCACCGTAGTACGTGAGGCGACATGGTATAATGACAAGACACATAAATGGGAGACTAAAGCGGACGCGGGCGACGTGGAGACACGACTCGATGAATGGATGACCAGCGCAGCACGACACTAAAAGGATGGACAAATGAAAGAGCGTCGAACGGCGGCAACAGACGGCGCAACACTATTGACGGATGACGGCATGGAACCATTGACCGCCCATGCCGTCATCCGCCTCACCATGCTTGATTATCATACGCGCGTATGGTGCGCGCACGGATGGCAGGACATCAAACCCATAGCCGCCGAACTCTTGAAACGCCTCCCACTGCAACCGAACCCCAGCAAGGATGGCGTATGGGGCACGTTCAACATTCGCAGTCACTTCTACAGTTTCCGCGTGCGCATGGGCGGCATCACCGTGGACTTTCTGGACGTGCGCAACATCACGCGCGATGATGGGTTGCATGTTTCACGTGAAACATTCGGCGGGGCCACCGACTTGGAAACCACATGGAACATCGCGCAGGAATGCGCCGCCCTGCACCTTACGGGCACTACCATAGCGTCAATGGCGATGGCCGATTATATCGGCGGGGATTACGCAGGCTTTAAACGACATTTTCCACCACTGGATCGAGAGGATTATCACCGTATGCGCCCCGCATACTATGGGGCGATAGTATACAGTCGGGCGGGCGAATACCGGGATTGCAAGAGTTGGGATGTGAACAGTCTCTATCCGAGTATCATGCGCGACAATCCCATGCCGGTAGGATCCCCCATATGGTACGACGGGGAATATCATTATGACCCTGATTATCCTTTGCATATCGACATTATCGCGTTCGACGCGCGACTCAAACCGGGTAAAACGGCAACGCTCACCAACATCCTACCCGTATGGGGGTATGAGGGCGAACGCTTGGATAGCACGCTCGGCGTCATCACCATGCCAGTCACCGACGTGGATTGGGAGACGCTGACCGAAAACTACGACGTGCATGTGTGGGAGCATATTGGCGGCTGGAAGTTCCGCAAATCACACGGCCTCTACTATAACTATGTGGATACATGGTTTCACGTGAAACAAACCGCGACCGGAGAGCGCAAACAGATGGCGAAACTACTATTAAACTCATTGGTGGGGAAGTTCGGTGCCTCACTCTACCGGCCCATGCTGCATCCCAAGCCCTCCGTTGACGGGGGTGTGGATTTTACCGTGGACAAACCAGAGTCATCCAATAGTCTGGCGTGGCTGCCGACCGCCGCCTATGTGAACGCCTACGGACGGCAGACATTGTCCCGTGCGATGAACGCGAACGCCGACCGCGTACTCTATGCCGACACCGACGGCATGATATTGGAGGGGCTGGACGCGCCCGCAGGTATCGAGACGGATGACCGGAAACTGGGAGCTTGGAAAAACGATCACACCTATATGAAGCTCCGTATTCTCGGCAATCGTAAATATTGCGGCGTGGAAACGAATGGCGATACGGTAATGCGGTTGAGTGGCGTGCATCGAGCCGCCCCTATCCCCTACGACGAATTCCTGCCGGGGTCACGCCATCGCAATGATGATGGCCATAGTTTCGTGTTATAATAATCGGTAGCGGGGTGTGCGTCCCAAGTCGATTCGATGGCCCGACCGGCAGGCAAATCGGTAAGGCGATTCGGTCGGATGTAGACGTGCGTTTGCCGACGCCCAGCGACGGCGAGGGAACCCGCACAGCCTAGCAATCCGGCATGGCAGCGTGATTGCTGCCATGCCATTAACCTTAAGGGGTGAATATGGATAACGAAACCGATGACAAGCCGGACACCACGCCCGACACCGAGCCGGACGCCGGGCCGACCGACGAGAATACGCCGAACCCTGAACCTGAAACGCAGGACGATGGCGAACCGGAGGACGCGGGCGATGACAAGACCGCCGACATGGCCAACCGTCTCAGCGCTCTGGAGGCGACCGTGGCGGAACTGTCCAAGACCATTGAGGCGATGCGCGACGCCGCCGCCGACCACGTGTTGAACGATGGCCCGGACGGCGACGCGGATCCGGACGCCACGGAAATGACCGACGACGATTACAACGGCACCTATAGCACGTTTGATGACCTGTATGAAGACTAAACATTAGAAAGGAACAACTATCATGCCGACTACCCCCGTGGTGACGCCCAAGCAGCAGCTGAGGCCGCTCACCGATTTTAATAACGCCCAGATCCTGAATATGATTCGCAACGAGGCGTCGCCGGAATATCAGCGGCGTATGCCGTCCGCTACCCAGATGAACATGGATAGGCAGATGGCTACGCTTATGTCCAGCACTCAGCTGAAGAATGAGTTTTACTCGGCGCTGGTGAACCGTATCGGCGGCACCTACGTCAACACGTGGCGTTGGAATAATCCGCTTGGTGTGTTCCAGCGGGCGTCTCAGGCGTTTGGTGACACGTGGCAGGAAATTGCCGTGGGTATGCCACTCGCCCAGGTGTATGACCCGAACGCTGAATATTTGGGCGCGGACAACTTCCGCAAGTGGAAAATCGACGTGGATAGCCTCTATCATCGGTTGGACTTTGCCCACTGGTATCCGGCGACCACGGATGACAAGACATTGCAGCGTGCGTTTACGTCCGAAACCGGTTTGGCCTCGCTCACCTCGCAGATCCTCACTTCTTGCTATAACGCGGCTGAAGTGGATCTGTTTGAAGCCATGTGCCATCAATTCGTGGAATACGCGAAGCTCGGCGGGTATTGGCGCGTCCACATGGATGCGGATTTAAACGACATGGGATCTACGGAAACCGACGCCCGCGACATGTTGCGGCAGATTCGCGCGTGGGCTGATACGCTGAAGTTTGTCAGCACCCGGTATAATGCGCGTCACATGCCGACGTTCGCCCGCCCGGATGAACTCGTGTTGTTCTGCTCCCCCGAGGTGAAGAGCGCTCTGGATGTGCAGGGCCTCGCCACGGTGTTCCAGCGCACGGATGCAGAGCCGACCATCGACCGGATTATCGTCATCCCGCAAGACCGATTCGGCATGGACGGTGTGCAGGCCATCCTGACCACCGACAAGTTCCTCATTGATATTCCGGTCATCAATGAGATGACGCAGCAGACCAACCCGGTTAACATTAACTCGGTCAACCATTACCTGCATGTCCAGCACATTATCTCGGTAAGCGGCTTCGCCCCCGCCATCATGTTCTGGACGGGCGCCGGATCCACTGTCAAGACGGTGGCACCGACCGGTACGCAGGCCAAAACGCCGACATTCCAGCTTAAGTTGGCAATGTACGGTGGCGGTACGACCACGCCGGAGAATGTGGCGCGTGGCGGCGCAGTGCAGGTGGTTGCCGATACGACTATCACCAACGATGGTACGGCTACGTTCCGCTCGGATGCGGTCGAATATCGCATTGGCGATACCGCCAAGCCCAAGAGCGATTACACCTACATCTCCCCGACCGGCGTGCTGGTGGTCGGCCTTGACGAGCCGAACACGACTATCCCGGTCACGGCTACCGCTCTGTATACGAACCCGGCAACGCCGGAGGTGCCGGGCACCGTGTCCGCCGCGCTGGATGTGCCGGTGGTTGGCGATGGCGTCATCGGGTTTAATCCGTCGATTATCGCGTCGATTGCCGTTAACGTCTCGAACGTGACCACGGGTCATACGGTGCAGGCGACTGCGACGGCGACCATGATTGACGGGCGCACCGCCGACGTGACCGCGCAAGCCGCATGGACGTCCGGCACCCCGGCAAACGCTACCGTGTCCGAGTCGGGCGTGGTTACCGGTGTTAAGGCGGGTAGCTCTGATATTACCGCCACGCTGTTTGGCGTGTCTGGTAAGAAGAGTGTGACCGTAACCGGCGCGTGATATAATGGGAGGGTAGCCGGTTGGCTACCCTCTCTCACGGTGTGATGCAAGTCAAGGCCCGGAGCGCAATCCACGTGAGCGCTCCGGGCCTTGACCATACCGGAGGCTGGACGATGATTGATGACGCGAACCCTTACGTGGAATCCAATTTTTCATGGGCGGAATGGACGCCAAACACCACGCTGAAACTCTGCCGCGTACCGTGGGATGCTTCATACCGCGATGTTGTCCGGTTTGTTTCACGTGAAACACAGGAACAATGGTTTGAACAGGTGAACGGCGTGGAATGCCGCCCGGCCACCATGCACATTTTCAACACCCCGGCCCGCGTCGAATTGCCGTTTAATGAGGCGTCGAACTGGAATTATCTGGTAGCTTACAATGATTACCCCGAACTAGAGGGGCCACGCGCATGGTATTACTTCATCCAGCACGTCGAATACGTCAACGCTCACTGTACCCAGTTGGTCTTGATGCTGGACGTATGGCAGAGTTTCCAGCATGACATTACGCTCGGCAGTTGCTACGTAACGCGCGGCCATATCGGCGTAGCCAACGAACACCAGTGGGATGATTACGGGCGCACGTATCTCGCTTTGCCCGAGGGGCTGGACACGGGCGCGGAAATGGTCACGACGAATCAGACATATAAGAGTATTGTGAATGCCCAACACTATAACCTCGATGGCGGCAGTCTTAATTGGGTTGACTATGGGATAATCGTCGTGTCCACCACCAACCTTACCGACTCTCCGGGAACCCAGTCCAAGCCCTCCCTGCAAACGGCCACGGGTAGTATTTTCGAGGGGGCTACGGACGGCTGCGAGGTCTATTACTGTGATAGTCGTATGGCGTATGTCGCCAATATCATGGCTCTGGGCACGTTATACCCGTGGGTTACTCAGGGTATTAGTGCCATTTATATGGTGCCGAAAATTCCGCAGGACTATATCGATAAATATGGCGCTGAGGTCACTAAAATTTATGGTTCAAACGTGTCAACGGATTACGGCAGAATCTACCAATTCGCTACCGGTATTGATTCTGAAATGCGCTACGAGGATATTCTAAATGTATCCAATTTTAGGGATAATTTTAATATTCCATCGCGTTACAGGAATCTGAAAAAACTCTATTGCTACCCGTATTGCGTGGTGGAATGCAGTAGCTTGAATGGTACTGTAATCACCTATAAGCCTGAGGATATTCAATCGAATAATCTCACAATCAGGGAAACGTATTCCTTCGCGCCGAGCGGCACTAGAATCAACTTTTATATCCCCGATTACAATGAGGCGGGCGCGGACACAATAAGCCCGCTGAATATCGACGGTAAGGGATATGGGCTGCCTATTGACGGTGGAGAAATGTTGGACGCGAGTTTTGGCATCACCAATTTACCCCATTTTAGCGTCGTTAATAATGGCGGCGCGTTGGCTATGGCGAACAGCGCATATACGCGCGCCTATGCTCAGGAATCCGCACAGTGGACACGGCAAAAAGCGTTGGCGTCGGCGGATGTCGCCAATTCCAATGCGATGTGGCAGCGCGAATATGCTACCCAGCAAACCAACTGGGCTAATGAGAACCGTACTGCGAACAATGCGATTACCGCGAACTCGCTGAACCAGTCCCTTGCTATCGGCCAGAATCAAACCAACCAGATGGCTAATCTACAGGTGCAACAGAACATTAAGAGCAATAATCTTAATGGTATGGCCAGTATTATCGGCGGCGGGGTGAATGCCATCGCCTCACGTAGTCCGATGGGCGCGGTGAATGCGGTCGGCGGCGCATTCCTCGGCTCCGCGCAGATGGATATTGCCAATTACGGTATTAATTCGTCGGCGGCGTTTTCAAATTCCACGGCGGCGGCGAATACGGCGAACCAGACTGCCACTAACGCGGCGGCCACTTCGCAAGCCAACGCTTACGCAAGTGGGGCAACCGGATTAAGTAATCAGTTGAGCGCCATTATATCGCAAGCCAATTATGGTCTAGCCGCCTATGCCGCCAAAGGTGACTATCAGAACGCGATTGCGGGAATCAATGCCCAAGTGCAGCAAATGCAGTTGACCCCGCCAACCACATCCGGGGCGCTCGGAGGCGATATGTTCAATTTGTCGAATGGCATCATGGGGGTGTTGGTACGATTTAAGGTGTGCGCCCCCAGCGCTCTGAGGGCCGCGGGCGAGTACATGCTACGCTATGGCTATTTTGTCCAGCGTTTCGTCACCCCGCCCGCCTCGCTGGAATGTATGGAGAAATTCACATTCTGGCAGATGCAGGAGGCGTATGTACGCGGCACGCTGCCGGAGGAATACCGTTTAACCATCAAGGGCATGTTTGAGCGCGGCGTGACAGTCTGGGATAAGCCTGAGTACATCGGCATGACCGATTGGGCGGATAATAACCCACTGCCCGGCATCGGCTACGAGTGATATAATAATGACATGAGTAGGTCTAAGAGGAATCGAGTTGGCGGCGCGTTGCACCCGCGCGGCAACTATGCCAAGGCACGCGCCGCCAGTCTTGACATGATGTATTATCATCTGTTGGCGGAGTTGGCGTTAAACCGTTTTAGCTGGCGGGGGTTGCCGCCCACTGTAGACGAGCGATGGCTGGAAATGTGCTTGTGTGAGTACGGTTGCGCGCTATTCTTCGAGGATAAGCGTATAGGCCGGTTCCTCGTGACGCAAGCCGGGTATCAAGGCCGATTGAATGTCTACAATAATCCGACACGTTTCGAGCCGGTGGGCGTCAACTACCATTACCGGCAGCTCAAGGCTGGACGTGAGTGCATCCCGATATGGGATAATCGCATGCGCATGAGCTTCAAGGATATCCTATGGCAGTACGCGCGGCGCCTCGCTGACATTGACAAGGCGTATGACGTGAATCTGGAGAGCCTGAAGCTGCCGACCGTCATCATCGCCGACCCTCGCACCAAACTTACCGTGCAAAACATGCTGCAGCAACGGCAGGACGGTCAGGATTATATCATCGGATACGACTCACTGGATCCCGGCAGCATGTTTCAACCATGGCCGAACACCACGCCTTACCTGCTGGATAAGTTCATTCAGCAAAAAACGCAGGTGACCAATGAAGTGCTGGGGTACTTGGGTATCCAGTCCAGCGGCACGGAGAAAAAGGAACGGCTTATATCCGACGAGGTGGCGCAAGCCAACGAGAAGGTGGACGTGTTCCGGTTGAGTTTCCTTAAGGCGCGGCAGGCGGCGGCGACCGAAATCAACCGACTGTGGCCGCAATTGAACGTATGGGTAGAGTACGCGGACGCGCAAAGCTCCGGCGTGCCGAACGCGCTCGATTCAAGCGCCAGCGGTACGACGGATATTGATATGCCCGCTTCGTATGACGCGGGTATCGGAGGTGTATTGTAATGCAGGATTTTAGCGCCTACGCGATGACCACGCCCGGAGAGTACACCGAGACGTTGGGCAATCTCATTGCGTTCGGATACGATACGGACGATAAACTGCATCTGAGCGCCGACTATTATCCGATTTACGACGAGAGCCATCGCGCCGAATTGAACGAGAAAATCGTACGCCATTACGCACTTCGGGAAATCGGACAGGAAACCGCACAACAATTCATCTTCTATTTGGGGATGACGATGGCGGAAATCATGCCCTACTTTAACGAGCGCTACAAAACGCTCGACCTTGAGTATAACCCGCTGGACTCCATGGATATGACCACGGATAGTGAGAGCGGCAGCGAGTCGCAATCCTCGGGCAAGGCATCCAGCACGCAGGACTCGACAAGCTCTAGCACCAGCAAGTCGGATAATAGCAGTACCACCACGTCGAAAAGTTTCGATAGTGACGTGCCGCAAACCGGTGTCGTGGGCGACTTCGCACGCTACGCCAGCCATGCGAACGAATCGCAGGCGGACAGCTCGGGCACCGCGTCCAGTTCGCAGGACTCGACCAGCCACACCACCGCCCAAAGCGCCACCGACTACCAGCACGATTCCAGCAATTCCAAGGGCAAAAGCCATGTGACCGGGCGCAGCCAGTCGGCCATGAGTCTGATCCAGGAATACCGTAACGCCATCATCAACGTGGACATGGAGGTTGTGCGCAGTCTCGAACCGTGCTTCATGCAGGTGTGGGGTTCGTATGATACAATATTCAGCAACTGCCATAACTATGGAGAATGGGAGTAGTAATCATGGTTGCCATTAACGCATTAATTCCACGGCAACGATTGTTCGACGGGATACCCACATCCGTGCCGTTCACCTATCGCGACGGGTTAACAACCTTACAGTTGGTCGAATGCCTGAAACATAATCTTGACATTATTCAATGCGACCTCAGCAAGCTGGAGGACACCACCGCCGACCTCGCAACATCCGTAGACAAGGCCCTTATGGATACCGTAACACAGCTCAACAAGAATATGGCTGAGCTGCGCGCGGAGTTGCTGGCCCTCATTCACGAAATGGAGCAACAAGGCGTGGCAACCTCCCCGGTATACGGCACCACGCAACCGCTTGGGGACGTGCTGGGCGCTATGTACGACAACGCGCGCAATCATGGGCTGTTCTGGGGTGACTACGATGATATGCAGTTGACCGCTCAGGAATACGACGGGCTTACGCTCAATGCGCGCGAGTACGACCTCAAGGCGACCGCCGTGGATAATTGTGTGCCGGGAGACTTCCCCGGCAGGTCGCAATTCCCCTACGGAAAGTCCATGCCCGAAAACCCTGTGGTCGACATGGCGTTTATCACGCAATCTGAAGCGGATGCGCGCTATGTCGAACGCAACCCAACCGCAGATAATTTTGACAGGAAAGGATAACCATCATGACCGCAACCAACCATACCGAAAATTATAATCTAAGTCAGTTCGTCGGTACCGACCGGCCCACGTGGCTCGGTGATTATAACGGCGACATGGCGAAAATCGATGCACAGCTCAAGCAGAACGCGGATGACATCGCGTCTGCCGCTGCGGGCGGCCTTACGTCGGTGTCGCACACTGCCGACCTTACCGGTAACGGCACGTCCGGTTCACCGCTGGGAGTGGCGGCCACTATCGCCCGTAAGACCGATATTCCGGATACAAGCGGCTTCGCCACCACATCCGCCCTCACTTCGGGGCTTGCGGGTAAGGTCGATAAAACCGCCTCGCAGCCCGGCACGCTCGGGTTGACGGCGACCGAGCTTGATTCACTGTACAAGGATGCGAACGGCATCGTTCGTGTCGGCACCACAGAATAGGAGAAAAGTAACAATGTCTGCCACACAGCATACCGGGCATTACAATCTGCCGACATTTGGTGACAATCCGAACGATAGGCCGTCGTGGCGTGGTGATTTTACCGACGCCATGACGAAGATCGATAATCAGATGTACGCCAACGCGACCAACATCACCACGGCGACGGCGGCGGCGAATAACGCGAAAACAGCGGCGGACGCGGCCAAGGAATCCGCCGACAACGCGGCGGAGCTTGCGCAGGCCAACGCGACAGACATTGCCGAGCAGGCATCGTACTTCAATGCGCTCGGCGTCACGTCCGTACCGAGCGCGCAGAACCTCATGTCCACCATCAATGGCAAGGCAGAAGCCACGGCGCTGACGGCATTGCAAAGCACCGTGGCTTCGCTGTCCAGTACCGTAGACGGCAAAGCCAACACGGCGGACGTGTATACGCGCTCTCAGGCCGAAGCGCGCTATACTCAGCAGGGCGGATATTCGGGTACAGCACAACAGTTGAACCAGCGTATTCAAGCGTTGGAAACGGCCCCCGAAGACCAGTTGCCTATCTGTTTGTGCATCGGGGACAGCTACGCCAATTCGTCCAACACCGCCAACCCGGACGGCACGGACGCAACCAAGTGGCCGACGCAGCTCCGTAACATCATCGGCAACGATTATCAGGTGAAAAACTACGCCGTGACCGGCGCTGGGTTCAATGTGTCGGGCAAGACGTTCACCGACCAGATTAACAACGCCTACAGCGCTCCGTCCATTGATAACGATGACGTGGCGATTATCATCATCGGAGGCGGGCGTAACGATATCGCCACCACCTCACAAATGAAGTCATACGCAGACGCGACATTCTCCAATGCGCGCAGCAAATTCCCCAAGGCTCGAATCATCGCCGTGCCGATGCTCTGGCATAACGCGGGCATGGATATGTATGGGCGACAGAAGGCGGCGGGCGTAGCGGAGGCTGCCGCCGCGAACGGTGTGGAAAACGTCGATTGGGCTTGGACGTGGAACATCGGCAACGATTCCAATTTTTCCAGCGGAGATATTCACCCCAACGCGAACGGTGCCAAGGTCATCGCATCCTATATGGCATCCGCCATTCGGGGCACGTACACCGGGCGCTATGAAGCGGCCACCGTCCAATCGTCCAATGGTCACGTGCGCAGCAACGTCGTGGCCTCGGGCGGCATGGTGTTCGCCTCGCTTTGGGGCGAGGGTGTGGCCACTAACAGTGACTTGCAGGCCGGTGTGAACTTCCCGAGCTGGGCCAGAACGTCCGCCGGTTCCGCCCCCGACCAGTTCCGTGCATGGGGAGCGGGCCTGACCAATTCCGGTAGTGCCGTGAGCGGCTGGCTGCTGACCGGCACGGATAACAGCACGACCAGCTCCCCGCGTATCTCCTATTACGGCAGCACGGCGGGCGGCAATAATGGTTGCTTTGTGTGCTACCCGTGGTAAACGTTTCACGTGAAACATGCCCCGTCCGGTACGCCGGGCGGGGTATACTAATATCATGGTAGATGTACGAGCATGGTTGGAACGTACCCAAAACCAATATTGGGATATGGACGGTAGCTATGGTGCCCAGTGCTGGGATTTATGGGCAAAATACTGCATGGATAATTACAATCTGTCGTTAGGCGATTGCATCACCCCGACAGGCTATGCGGAGGGTAATTACACCATGTTCCCCACCACGTCCGCTGTGGGGCGCGTTTTTGAGAAAAAGGACGCGAATTACACGCCCGGCATGGGCGATGTAGTGTTTTGGACGTTCGGCAGTCAAATCTACACAGGTTCACACGTGGCCATCGTATGGGGTGGTATCCAAGGGGATACCATCGATGTATTGACCCAAAACCCGACACCCGCAGTGCATCAAACCTTACCGCTCATGAAGGGGTCGCAGCTACTCGGCTACTTGCATCCCACGGCACTGCCGGAACCGCCGGAATCCGGGGATAATCCAACAGGCGGCAATAATCCGGGCGTGAGCGTGGATGGCGATATCTCCGCGTGGATCCAATTGCAGGGTGATAATCTCATTTATCACAGTGGTTCGGGCACGACGGCATCGCAAGCCATTTTCTACAAGTCGAGCGCCCAGACGTGGGTGTATCGTGGCGGCAAAGGTCAGCCGGACGCCGACCAGGGGCAGGGCACGCCAAGCGTGGGCGACGGAGAAAGCTCCTACGCGCTCTACGTCATCGGCACCGTGGAATCATCATTACGCTGGGATGCTGTGGAATCCAATAATCAGGGTATCGGTATCGCACAATGGTCATTCGGACGCCGCTTGCAGGTGTTGAATGCGATGAAGGCGGTTGACGCTGCGGGGTATGAGGCGTTTGCCGCCGCCGCGCCGAGTATCGCCGCGCTTATGGAATCGGGCGGCACGTTCAACAGGGCGATGACCGGCAGTGAGGTTGCCGCATTCCGGACGTGGGCGCGGCGCACGGAATCCCGTCAAGGCCAGCGGAACCAGTTCGCGGAGGATTACGAGAGTTATCCGCAGACGTATGATGACGTGAAAATGCAGATACTATGGACGTGCGCCTATCACCAAAGCCCCGCGGGCGCGTTGAACGTGCCACACGCTTCATCGCTTACCCAACTGTATAACAATATCCTCAACACATCCCCGTTCGGGCCATATGGTACACGCTACAATACCGCCTATTCGCTGTTGAACGTATGGGACGGCACCAGCGCCCCGCCGAACTTTTAACACAACGATAAACCGGTAGATATCTACCGGTTGTCGTTGTCGTACGGTAGTGTGGATAGTATGGAAAGGCTGTTAAGCGAGGGCGATTACTACGATTACGGGCGCGTACTGTCCTATCACGCGCCTTGGATGTTCGTCATCGGCGCGCGCGGCCTCGGCAAAACCTATGGTGCTAAAAAACTCGTCATCGGTGACTGGATTAAAAAACGCTGGCAATTCATCTACCTGCGCCGGACGGCAGAAGAGCAAAAGAATAAAGGCACGTGGTTTGCGGATATCGCGGAACAATACCCGGAACTAGAGTTTCGCGTGTCCGGCAATCAAGCCGAGTGCCATTGGATTGACGATAGGGACGCCACCACCGACAAGCACGGCAAACAGCGCCCTACATGGCATATCATGGGGTATTTTATCGCCCTATCACAGGCGGGACAGGTGAAATCAGTCGCCTACCCCAAGGTACGAACCATTATTTTTGACGAAATATTCCCCGATAACATGCGCTATTTGGGCGGCGAAGTAACCGCGCTTGAGGAATTCTACAATACAGTAGACCGCTGGAACGATAGGGTTAGGGTCATCATGTGCAGCAACGCAGTGACCCTCGCTAACCCGTATTTTTCGGCATTCAATATCAACCTGAAACCGCAGTTGGATAATCACACGCAATACCAACGCTATTGCGACGGGTTTATCATGGTGGAACTGGCCGATTATGGCGGCTTCAGTGCCAAGGTGGCCACATCCAAATTCGGCACTTTTTTACGCAAATATGATGAGAATTATGCGAATTATGCAATCAATAATGATTTTAGGGATAACGCTAATACTCTCATTAGTGATTTTAATAACGCCGGTTATGCATTCACATTAAGAACCACCGAATACGGTATTTTCAACGTATATCAGCAATTGAGTGATACCGATGAAGTATTGTATATCATCACTAAGAAACAGCCTAAAATCACTCGTGATTTTACGTTTGATTATCGACTGGTGGATAATGATTGCATGATGTTGAAACGTTCGGACGATATGACACAAAAAATACTGAACGCCTATCGCGTCGGACGATTACGTTTCGAGACACCGCAAATCAAGGCGGAGTTCAGTATGATTCTTGGCGGCTTGTTACAACAATCAGGCATAAGAAAGTGAGGAACATCCATGCCAATCCATGAACTAATTGTTATCGGTATCGTATTTTTGTTGGTGCTGATTGACTATATTACCGGCGTGGTAAACGCGATTATGCACGGAGAATTATCCAGCGAGAGAATGCGGCAGGGCCTCGGGCATAAATTCGCGTACCTTGCGGTAATTTGCGTGGCGTTGATTGTAGAGTACGGCTCGGATTATATCGACTTGGGGATAGAACTACCCGTGTTTATTCCGGTTTGCGTGGGTATCTGCCTGATTGAGATTACCTCGATTATGGAGAATTGCGTAAAAATCAACCCCGAACTATCCGGTTCGAACATACTCAACATTTTCAACATTAACAGAAAGGAAAACAATGATACGGAAGATTAAGGCCATCGCCTATAGTGCGATTGCAGCAATCGCCGCACTACTGCTGGCATTCGCGCCGGTAGCAAGCGCAGCGGACATGATTGATGTTTCCAGTTGGCAAACCGGTATCAACGTCACCACATCCGGTGCGCAAATTGTGGTAGCCAAGGCAACCGAGGGCATCGGATACGTCAACCCGGATTGCGACCGCGTGGTACAGGACGCCTTGGCGGCAGGACAGGGCGTAGGCGTGTATCACTTCGCCCACACCGAAAACAATGCGCTGAGCGAAGCCAACTACTTTATCGACAACACGCGCGGCTACATCGGTAAGGGTATCGTGCCTATTCTCGACTGGGAACCGTCCGCCCCGTGGGATACCGGTTGGGCCCTCACATGGCTCAAAACCGTAGAAGCCGCATGGGGCACCAAACCAATAATCTACATGAACCAATTCACGGAAAATTCCTACGACTGGAATAGTGTGGTTGCGGGTGATTATGGGCTGTGGATTGCCGCATACACCTTGGGTTATACGCCAATCTATGGTTTTAACCCGCCGAGCGCTCAGCCCACGATCTATCATTGGCCGTTCGCAGTCGCATGGCAATACACTAGCACCGGCTATGTTGGTGACTGGGGTGGAGCGCTTGACCTGAGCGTGGTTTACGGCGACCTCAATACGTGGTATGCATATGCGGGTAGCGGACAAGTCGCACCCGCGCCAGCACCGCAACCCACGCCACAACCCAGCACGCCGGACACCACATGCGACACCAATTGCGTTGTCATCCAGTCTGGTCAGTACGTTTCGATGTTCTGGGCAGACTGGTGGAACGTCACTGTTCCCAGCGGAAACCCGTCCGTAGTGTACCCCGGCGATACCGTGTGCCATAATGGTGGCGGCAGCGCCACGGCAGCACGCACGTATGTGGTACAGCCGGGCGACACGCTATCGGGCATCGCTGTATGGCTCGGTATCAGCATGTACAACATTACCGGGTACAGCTCGGGTGATATGAACCTCATTTACCCCGGAGAAGTACTCTACTACTAGCCTACCGGCATGAATAAGCCCCGCAATTCGCGGGGCTTATTTGTTATATCGCTTACCTAGCTATTCCCAACATGCAACCATCAAAACGGCACCGATGATCATAACGCGCACACAATTGCTTCATACTATACATAGTCTTAGGCTCACCAATATAATCAGCCATGATAGCACGCGCCTCATTCGGAGTAATAGCCTTACCCTCATAATTACTAATCACATAACTATCACGGTACGAACGAGTACGAAACGCATGAACCGTCTCGCTAGAAGTATCCACCGCGTAATACATATCAACCACCATCCTTTCCATAACCTTGGTTGATACCTACATAATACCACACCCAAAACACGACACGCCGAACAATGAAAAACGGCAACAAACTACGCGCTTAAAAAACAAGACAAAAC